GTAACCTCCATTTGAATATAATCACCATTATTTATCCCAACATCAAACGAACCCTGAAGGTCTGCATTACCACCAACAGGAAGTTGCCCTGTTTCTTCTTCAGCAGTAGTTTCTATAACAGATCCGGTTGAAGTAAATACACATATTCTCATTTTAGCTTTCCTAGTTTCAATATTAGGGAAAGGTTTGTTTTTTATCTGTATTCTGTAATTTCCTGTACAATGTAAATTGTTTACATCTGATTGAAAATAATAACCTGTATTATTCCATAAATCATCATTACCTCCATTATCTACATTTACAGGTACATTTGTCCAACTAGGAAATTCAGCAACTGCTACAGCTGTTAAATCTGATTTTCTTTTTATGAAATCATTTCTTAAAGGTGCTGCACCATCAGGTTCTTCACCCCAATTAAAGTCCATATATAAATTACTGAAATATGAACTGTCAAAAAAAGCAGATGAGTATGTAAAACCTGCTCCTTTAAATATTTTATCTACTAAATACTTTACATTTATAAAAGGTCTAAATCCATCTTCTAATTTTTTTAATGATGGTCTACCTGCTGTTGCTCCATCACTCACTTGTGCTGATGTTGCGTTCCTTCTAATACTACCTGCCCAATTTAAAAATGGGTACTTTAAAACAGATGTAGTAGTAGCTAATGCTGCTCCTGCAAAACTATCAGCTTGTAAAGGGTTTAATAAAGGTAAAGCGCCTGTTTGACTTGCTTGTATTGAAGTTAAATTATAATCGTGATTTAATTCTGAAAAATCTAAGTCTGCAAATGTTAAGTCTTTCATAGAATCCATAAGTGCTACTGAATCTGAGTACAAGTTTACATTATAACTTATTTCACCTTTTTTATCTACAATATCAATTAGCTTTAAAAACCCCTCAAATACTATGAAGCCATTTTCTTTTAACATTACAGATGTCTTTTTATAAGGATTAAAAGTAAAAAGTCCTGATGCTTTTGTAACTTCAAATAAGTTTCCAAATACCCTATTATTCTTTTTAGTAGCAGGTAAATGAAACGCTTTAGAGTAAGATTGCGTTTTAGTAGCTACATCTTTAAAATCATCAACACTTAAAGTTAAAGGTATTGTTTCATCTTCATAAAGGTCTAGTATTTGTTGGTCGTGTAACTCATCTGCTGTAAAACCTCCTGTTGTTGTTGTGGTTGTAGTAGTTGTTGTTAAATTAACCAATGATACTGATTGTATAGTGTCAGTAGCAGTTACATTATAGACATTAGCAATCAAAATAAAAATAGTACTATCAGTTGCTGTAGCTGTAAATTCAAAAACCATATCAGCACCTGTAAGCTGTTGAGATGATGGTGTTACAGTAGTAGTAGTAGTAGTGCCTGTCATAATGGAAACATAACAAGAACTAGGTCCTGAACTTGGTGCTGAATTTTTTACTACAATTCTATATGATTCACCTATTGTTAAAGTAACTCTTTGATAAATTGCACCAAAAGCACATCTATTTTCTCTTGAATAAAAGATAACTTCATTACCAATTACTTCAGGGAATGGTTGCATATCAACATTGTTTATACAATACCTTACAGAATACCAAGTGTTTGGAATTGTAGGGTAACCGTTAGTCATAGCGTCAGTATGAGGTCCGCTTATTGTGCAACCATAAGAACTTGGATCATATTGAGTTGCAGTCGTAAGTGTATTAAAATTTTGTCCGTCTGCTAAAAATTCTGTGCCACCTGTTGTTGTAGTTGATGTAATTGATGTTCCTTCAGTACTTTGTGGTGCTATTATAAGTTGTACGCTCATTATACAGATTGTGTTCTTTGGTTCTTAGTTCTCTCTACTTCAAAAGTATATTGAATAAGTTTATCATTTGCTATTGTCTTTCTAGTATGACTTGAAGTTGTTAGTGTTACAGGCTGCACATACCTTCTTAAAGTACCTCCTGTATCAGATTGATAGCCATTTAAAATATATACTTCAGGACTATTTATTAGTTGTTCTAGCCATACAGATTCGTCTTGTGAAATATAATCTGTATTCATTTTGATTTTCTCTTTTGTATCTACTTTATAATTCTTACGACCTCCTGATGAGCCGTGTAATTTATATGTAGCTTCATTCCAAGTACCACTCAATTGAGTGTAAGTCTTTCTGTTAGTGCTAAGGCTTCTAACTGACTTTTTATTAAATGTATAGTAATCCCAAGTTCCGTGTTTGTTTAACCAAGTTAATCTGATACCCTCGTAACCTCTACCATTCTCGCATATTATGTCAAATCTATATGTTTGTCCTATTACTCCGATAGTAGTATTTTCAGTTTTAACAGTATAATAAGATACATTAGCTTTATTTGTATTCCAAGCAGTATAACCTGCTCCTGAAAAGTTTGCAGGGAAGCAACCAATATAAACTATTTTATTAATAGCTAAAGTAGTTGTTGCTGAACTTGTAACAGCTACATCAAATGTACCTAAACTACTATTAGAGCTATCATACATTTGCACCTCAGCATTGTCAATTGTAGGAGAGTTAATACCCTCAAAAGGAGGAGCACAGTTTGAGAAAAACGGCAAAGTTCCATAATCATTTATTCTAGCATATTGTGTTAAAGGTGCATCTGATAAAGCACCACCTCCATCATATGTTGCATATCCTGCTGCGGTTAAATTGTAACCAAAATTACTACCACTTGTTTGTAATACATCTGTGTTATCTACAACTCCATTGTATATAATGTGATTTTCAGTAACTATACCCATAGAAGTATCTTCAGCTACATAGTCAGGGTAAGCTGCGTCTGCTCCTTCATACTCTATTTTGAAATCTATCTGAAACCACTTTATTGAATTAACACCTAAAGCAGATTTATCTACTGTATGCAAACTGTGGTAATTTGTACTACTATAAGCAACTGTTTTAAATTTAGAAGTAACACTACCTGCGTCTGTACCTGTAAAGTCAGGAGTAACATAATTTTTAAGAATTGTACTGAAATCAAATATACCTACTTCTGCTGCATTAGGTGTAGTTTTAAAAACTCCTATCTGAACGGGTGCAGCACTATCACTCATTACATTTACATACGCTACAAACTTGACTTTTGATTCATTAGCAACTATTGTTGTGTTTTCTGATATTACAAATATAATATCTTGTTCTGCTGCTACTAATCTATATAGAGGTTGCTGTTCTAATTGTAATGCCATTTTTTTTATTTTACTGTTGTTAAATTTTCTATAATATCTTCTTTCACGCTTTTTAACATTTCACTTCCGAATTGTTTTAAACCAAGCCCTAAAGGTTTCTGAAAAAAGCTAATTCCCTGCTTACCGTATAAGTAAATCTTACGAGCTATAAGGAACTTTAAAGACTTTCTTGATATAAACCTACCTTTAGCGTCACGAGGTGCAATACCACGCCTTACAATCCATTGGTCAAGCCCTTTAGTTAAACCTCCATCTCTTGTTTTACCATAACTAAAAGGTGAAGTCTTTTTCTGCCCTTTATAATCTACAAAACTTCTTTTCTTTTTTGTTCCTGAAACTCCTTTGTCAATAAACTTTCCATAGTCTAGCATACTGAACTCTACACTATACCCGTCTTGTGTTTTTACTACATTATACTTGACACTATTTAATAGTTTACCTGTAACAACTTTATCCCTCCTTTTAAGGTTTCCCTTAGCACGATTGACTACTTGTTTACCAAAACTATTTAGATAGCGTTCTAGGTTCTTCATTATACACTAGCAACAAATATTTCTACATCACAATCTTCTGAAGCTCTTGGTTTAACTTGTATGCTTGTAATATCTTCTAATGTAGGAAAATTAGGTGTTGTATCTGCTTCTGCTATTACTGCTGTATCTGCTTGACATAAAATATGTGAAGTTCCTCCTGTCATTACAACTTGATAGTTAGTATTTTCTGTTACTATTGCTATGTCCATAACTCCTGTTGTGCTTAGGTTTGTCACTCTAATATACTTACAATTTTCTAAGTCTAAAGCTCCTGCACTACCATAAACATTACTATTGAATGTTGCTATTGTAGTTGTTTGAGAATGAGGACAAGTTACTAATCTTTCAAAAGTATCTGTAATATCTGATACAGTTAGTGTGTTTGTTGTACCTCTTTTTGCATTATTTAATATTATGCTTTCGGTTACTGTTACTGTTAAATCTGCCATTTTATTTTTATTTGTTTGTTATTATTTAATCTACAGGTATTATGCAAGTCTGAAAGTCATTCTCAGCATCTACTGAAATTGAGAATACCCAACCTGTTACATCATTGTCAAATCGTTCTGTAAAAGGACTTAAAGTTTCTCCTACTGAACTGAAATAGATAGGCACATTAATATCGTCCATAGCTTGTGATTGGTATTTACTATGTCTTAACATTCCTATTATATCTACTGAATTACTAAGGCAATCTGACAATACTTCTTTTTCATTTGTTTTATTAACTGCTGTTGAAGTAGTCCAATCATCTTTTATACTAACTAAATCCATTATAAAGATCTGAAAGTTAAACCTTAAAGAACTTTCGTTAGCTTGAACGCTTGTTGGATTGATGTGCATTAAAGGATATTTAGTATTTTTTTCCAAATCAATATCGTATATGTCACCTGTTGTGACTGTTGATATTTGTTGGTGCTTATCTCCTAGATCTGCAATTACATCAATTACATTCTGATATGTTTTATTGTTAATCATTTCTATTTACTGTTTTAGTATCGTTCAAATCTGTTTCATAACTCAACCAAGTTAAGCACTCATAAAGATTGAGTTTTGTTATTTTCTCTAAGTTTACTATTTCTCCATTTGTCAATCTATACATTACACCGAACCAAGACCATTTACTTGCAAAGTCCTCGTCTGCGTTTCCTCCACTATCTTCTGCGTTGCTTGAATTAAAAATGATGGCATAATCAGATATAGTCTTTTCACGAAACGCCAAAAAAAAACCAAAGCTCCTTGTACATCTTCTGCTTTCATCTGTTTCATTTCTCCTGCCCTTAGCCGTAAATCTCCATCATACGCTTGTATTGAATAAAGTCCCTTTTTCTTTTCTACTACAGGTCTGTACAATATTGCCATTATTTCAGGTAAGTTATTTTCTATTCCATCTTTTATCATAAACTCTAAGTCGGCAAATTCTCCGAGGGTAATATCTGATAAGTCAGGGTGAAAGCCATACTCAACACCATCAATCTCAATTAAGTTTTTAAGAGTTGTATCTGCCTTTGCTTGAAGCTCTGATATTTTACCCATAATACCAACTACATCACTTAATGCAAGTTGTGATACTAATTTTCTAGGAATATCTGACATAGAAGTTATAGTTTCAAATGCTTCTTCACTTTTTGTTGTTTCTTCTAAAGCTACAAGTTCTGCCCACTTTTCCAAAGTTACATCTGACCAACTATCAATCAAATTAAATGTTTCTTGCTTCCCTTCCTTTTTGATTTTGACTTTCATACTATATAATAGAATTTTATTGTTTTTAGTTTACTGCACAAAATAACGACCTGAGTTTGGATTGTCTAAGTGAAAAATTACATTGTAACGAACCCCATCAATTGCGTGATTGTAATTATCTACATAAAGTTTAGAACCCTTATCAGCGTATATGTAATTATTTAACTCTTTGGCTATGTTAGTGCTTTCAGGAGTTATAATTAATTCATAATCTTGCATACGAGTTATCCCACTTTCAACAGTTCCTTTTTTTACAGGTTTTATGTTTACTCCTAAATGTCTAAGGTCTGCAATTAGTCTTGGCTCTGCTGAATCTGCTATGATAAGCTTATCACCTACTTTGTCTAATATGATTTGAGCCAACTCATTTGACTTCAATCCGTTCTTATAGATATGCTCTTTTAAATATATCTTACGCTTCTTTTTATCAATAGCTACTTCTGTAAGACTATCAGGATCAACTGAGAAACCAAAGTCCATTCCACAAGAAGTTTGTAGTCCATCAGGATTAAATTCACCTATTGACCAATTCTCAAATACAACTCCTTCTGCTTTATCTAACCAACCTCCTAAGATTTTGTGCTGATACTTTTTAAAGTTCCTATGCTTTATGCTCTTAATACGCTCTAGGAAGCTCTGTGATAGATTATCTTTATTGTCTAGGTATGTACTATGAATATAGCATACATTGTCTTC